CGCTCAATTTCTGAAAGCTAATCAGATTACACAATGCACCATTTACAATCCCCAATTCTTTATTATTTTTCAAACAAATAATGCGTTCATTTTCAACAAGTTTTTCTTTATATCCCAACTTTCTGCGTACCCAACTATTGATTTTAACTCTGGTTCTATTTGTTCCACAGAGAAAAATATTCTTTTCATTCGGTAAATAATTTTTAAGGGATTCTTTTGCTTCTTTAGAATGAATACTAACATTCATAATTTCATCCCCAAAAATTCCCATAGGAATTCTGCCCTCTTTTCTAGCCCACATGCTCATTTTAATGATTGGATTATCAGCCGCTTGACGATGAATTTTATCTAATACAAAATCGGGGTTTGACATAAGGTTAAAACTATCTTCCCCCACAGGTGGCAACTGTCCATGATCCCCAACTGCAAGAATAGGCAATCCGTAAGAAGCTAAATCCTTATACATATCTTTATAAATCATGCTGGCTTCATCAATAATAATTAGATCATAGTCTAAACTTTCACGTTTCGTCCATGCGATTAATTCACCCTTATCATCAACAACAGGATAATAAATCAGACCGTGAACCGTACCAACATAATCTTTATCTTTAAGAGCGTTTGCCTCTTTTAATTTTTGAAAAAGGACAATAGAAGCCTTGCCTGTGAATGTGACAAAGGCAATTTTCAGATTTAATTGTTTATGAAATTTATCAGCCATAAAACTTATCAATACACTTTTGCCTGTGCCAGCCAAGCCCCCTAATGTAATGCAATCGGGCCAACATCCCCCATGTATTTGTTCTTTTACTAATCCAAAAATATCATCTTGAATTTTGTTTTGCGTTTTTGTCAATTCAATCATTTAGTTATCATTTCCTTTCAAAAATTTTGAAGCAATATATAACATTTTAAAATCCTTGTCAATAAGTAAATATATTAAGGAAATTAAATTTTGTGAGGATTTTTAGCATGGCCGTAAAAGATATTTATTATAAAGGCAATCCAAATCTGCGAAGCAATACTAGCACATTTTCATATTCAGAGGAACAGTTAAAGGAAATTGTTAAATGTAGTAAAGATAAAATATATTTTATTAAAAATTATATTTACATTGTCAATCTTAAAAAAGGATTGATGAAGTTTAATACTTACGATTTTCAGGATGAATTGCTAGACATAACCGATAAAAATGATCGTGTTATCGTCAAATTTCCGAGACAATCAGGAAAAAGTACCACTATCGCGGCAGATATTTTACATTATATTCTTTTTAATGCAAATAAAACAGCGGCGATTCTTGCAAATAAAGAATCTATAGCAAGAGAAATTCTATCCAGAATTAAAAAGATGTATGAAAATTTACCGCTATGGCTTCAGCATGGAATTGTTGAATGGAATAAGGGTAGTATTGTTCTTTCTAATGGTTCTAAAATTGTTGCAAGTAGCACAAGTTCAACTGCTGTGCGTGGCATGAGCATTAATTATTTATTGTGTGATGAGTTAGCATTTATTGAGAAAAATGTGTTTGAAGAATTTTGGACTTCGGTTTATCCAACAATTTCAAGTTCTGACGATTCGCGTGTGGTGGTCGTAAGTACCCCAAATGGAATGAATGCATTTTACAAAATGTGGACAGAAGCGGTAAGAGGAACAAATGGATTCACACCGTTTTGTATTGAATGGTGGCAAGTGCCGGGAAGGGATGAAAAATGGAAAGCTAAAACTCTTGCTGAAATTGGCGAAGAAAAATTTAAACAAGAGTTTTCAACTGAATTTCTTGGTTCTGCCGGTACTCTTATTAATGGCGACACCCTCAGAAACATGGTTCACGATGAACCCGAAGAAGTAGTTATGGATAGTAAATTTAGAATATATCAATTACCTAAAGAAAATAGTAAATATTTATGTATTGTTGACGTTGCGGAAGGTCTAGGAGAATCGTTTGACTTTTCGACAATACAAATTTTTTGTGTAGACGAAAAGCCATATAAACAAGTGGCTGTCTATGAAGATAATGAAATAAAAACAAACGAATTTCCCACAATTATAAAAATTATTGCAGAAAAATATAATGAAGCATTAGTTATTGTTGAATCAAATAGTATTGGTGACGGTGTACTTAACGATCTTGTTTATGATGAAGAGTATGAAAATGTATTTTTTGCTACAGATGTAGATGCAAAAGACACTTTCGGTATAAAAATGACTAAAGGAAGCAAAAATGCAGGGTGTAGTCATTTAAAAAATAATATTGAAAATGGGTTATTAGAGATTGTCGATTTTAATACTATTAATCAGTTTTCCACATTTATCAAACATGGTCAATCGTATGAGGCAGACGATGGTTATCACGATGATTTAATCACTCCACTAATTCACTTATCATATTTTTTTAGTAGGAAAAATTGGGTAGAGGATTGGTTGGATTCTGATTTTATTAGAAATGATAATAAATTATCAAAAATGGAAGAGGAATTAATGCCATTAGGATTTTACAATGATGGTAATGAAAGTTTTTCAATGGATGATGATTTAGAAATTATGTAAAGAGTAAATACTATTAAAGAAAAAACTAACATTTAATTATAAAGGAGAAATAAAAATGGGATTTTATCTTAGTCCGAGTGTCAATGTGCGCGAAATCGACCTTAGCACAACCATACCCGCAGTTGCAACTTCAATTACGGGTATGGTTGGAAAATTTGGTTGGGGAGCATGTTTTGAACCTGTAGCAATTACAAATGAGAGAAACCTAATTGAAAATTTTGGAAAACCAACTAGCATTAATTATGAAGATTGGTATTCAGCATGGAATTTTCTACAGTATGGACAAAATCTTTTTGTTGTTCGTGCTGTTGATGATACAACTGCCAAAAATGCTGGTCTAAAAGGTATGGATACTCTAGCCGTTGATAGTACCCCTGTCACTGTTTCTCAAGAAGCCTATATTCCAAACAGTGATGCGGCAGTTGAATTTACCACTTCTTTCCTAGCTAATGAAAAAATTCATGTTCTTGGCAAGTATCCCGGTTCATTTGGTAATACTCTAAAAGTTGCTGTGTGCAATTTTAATGATTTTGAAACGGCTGAAGTTGTAACGGGTGTTAATTTTTCTGCAATTTTTGATTATGCACCACAAAACACAAATCAATTTGCTCTGGTTGTTCTTGATGAAGATGATAATATTCTTGAACAATTTCTAGCATCATTTGATGAAACTGAGCAAGATGCAAATGGTAACAATATTTTTGCAGAAAGTTTTATTAATCGCCGGTCAAAGTATATCAATATCTTTGTTGATACTACAAATACTGATACTCTTGAAAGTTTTCTAGCAACATCATTAGGTGGTGGTGTTGACGGTAATCCTACAGATGGAGATATTACTTCTGGTTACGATCTATTTGCTAAGCCTTCAGACATTGATATTAATATTGTTATTGATGGTGCCAATACTTCTGCCACTATTCAACAATATATTATTGACAATGTATGTGAACTTCGTAAAGATTGTATTGCAATTCTATCTGCGACTAAAGAAGATTGTGTTGGACAAGCTACCGAATCTGCCGCAGTAGATGCAATTAATACATATAGGACTGAAACCCTTGCTAGAAGCTCATCTTATGCCGCTTTCTACGGAAACTGGAAAATGCAGTATGATAAATATAATGATAAATATCGCTGGATTCCGTTATCAGGTGATGTTGCTGGTATTCTTGCTTATACTGATGATGTGCGCGATCCTTGGTTTGCTCCTGCTGGTTATAATCGTGGTCTAGTTAAAAATGTTGTGAAATTCGCAATTAATCCTGATCTTGGAATGCGTAATCTTCTATATAAAAATGGGGTTAATCCAGTATTTATGGATAGTGGGGAGCCTGTTGTTCTAGGACAGAAAACACTATTACGCAAACCTTCAAGTTTTGATCGTATTGATGTGCGTAGATTGTTCATTGTTCTTGAAAAGGCGATTAGCACAAGTTCAAAATATTTCCTCTTTGAGAAAAACAATAGTTTTACCCGTAGACGTTTTAAAGGGATGGTTGAACCTTTCCTTAAAGATGTTCGTGGTCGCCAAGGTATCTATGATTTCCGCGTGGTCTGCGATTCTAGCAATAATCATGGCGAAATTATTGATAGGAATGAATTCGTTGCTGATATTTATATCAAAGCACAGCGT